TTCAGCCTTAACTGACTTGGACGCTATAACACCTCAACAAAAGGAAGATATTATCCTTTTGGGTGGGTTAGCGCTTCAAGTAGCTATGACTAAGCCTTATCAGCCGACCGGGTTAGGATACTCAATGTTAGAGATTTGGAGATTAATCCACTCAAAGGCTGAAAAGTATTCTCGTAAGCTTAGTTACTTTAGCGATAAGGAAGGTAAGACAAGAGTGATTGCCATTCTTGATTATTGGACTCAGACAGCATTAAAGCCTCTTCATGATGCTTTAATGGGTATATTGAGAAATATACCGTCTGATTTTACCTTTAATCAGGATGATTTTCAGTCTTCTTTACCTTCTACCGGTCCATACTATTGTTATGATCTCTCCGCTGCGACAGACAGAATGCCTGTCGACTTTCAAGTTAGTGTTTTAACTAACTTGGTTGGGAGGGATCATGCATTAGCATGGAAACGCCTGCTAGTAGGAGAAGCCTTTGTGAACAAAGATTGTGACCACCCGATTTATTATCGGGCGGGACAACCGATGGGAGCATACTCCTCTTGGCCCGCGATGGCGCTAAGCCATCATGTAATGGTACAGTTATCAGCAATTAACGCTCAGGTTGTAAGACCTGGGAATTATTTTCCTGATTACTGTCTGTTAGGTGATGACTTAGTTATTGCCAATCGTGAGGTAGCTCTTCAATATAAAATCCTATGCTCTCAACTTGATATGCCTATTTCTGATGAGAAGACTCTAGTATCTGAAAAGATGCTTGAGTTTGCCAAAAGAATAGTTATATCAGGTACAGAGGTATCGGGTTTTAGTATCGGGGGTTTCTTAGAGACCTGGAAGAAGTATTCACTTCTTCACGAGTTTTTAAGAAACCAAGCTACTCACGGATGGAACTTGCCTATCTCTGAGCACCCAGACTTGATCCGAGCCACATTTAGTTTCTTTAAACGTCCTGCGCAAGCAGAGCGGATAATTAAACTATATATGGTTTATCACTATATAGGAAACTTTATCAGTAAGGTTACTGATGAGGCTTCTATACCCTGTGACCGTATTAATGCAGGACACTCTTTGAGAGTGTCTGTGCAGCAATACTTCCACAGGACTTTTCCTTTATGGGAGTTTATTTCGACCCCCGAGATGTTAAATCTCCTCGTTGATTTTATCAAAGAGATGAAGTTAAAGATAGCGATTTCGGATGTTGAGAGATTGTTTGAGAACCGGGACTCTATAGTTAAATCTATGGACGACCAGGCTCTGAAACATCTCCCAAGCTTGAATGTCCAGTTATACCAAGCTCTAAGACGTGAG